TCATACGGTTCAAAACATACGCTGAACAGAGGTGAGATATTTAAACGGGATTAAACGAGATAAATTGATTTTTTTAGGGATGAATTTCGATTTTTACAAATTAAAAATGAAATATAGTTGCAGATAGTGCAATAGAAAAAATGGGCTAGATTGCTTTTAAAATATGATCTTCTATGGTGCTTAAAATAGAAGATTCATCATCACTTGATATGCCTAAAAATGGCCTAGCAGGAATGTCACCCCAAAGATGTGAGAATTCGGCTTTAGTACCTCCAAATTGTTGCATAGCGGCGTAATCCATTGAGCTGCCAACTTCCAATCCATTATTGCCAAGCAGAGCATAATTAATTTGCTGCATAAGCGTGCCCTCATCAATTAAGGGCCGCTTGCCAGAGACTACGTTTGCGGAACGAGCTCCAGCACGCCCGTCTTTTAAAATGTAACCTTTCTTCGTGCCAGTTCGCTTGCCACCTTCGTTAAATATTCCGCTCTTACGGTTTAAATGGGCTTCATACGTTGCTTGGCTATTGGGTGCCCACTTCTTACCATCTGGACCGGTACCAGATGAAAACCGTTGCTTAGTAGACTCTACTAGTTGCTCGCCAATCTCACGAAAAGCGGGTGATAAGTCACCAGTAGCGCTTTGCAAATCCTGCAAGGCTTTTTTGATTTTGGTATCGTCTAATTCGACTGTAATCATAATTCTTGAACGTCGCCTTCGCTAAAAATTTCAAACGCACTAAAAATTACACCATCATCAACGTCTGGCAACGCTTTGTGGCATCTATCCAGCCATTCATCTTCAGGGTACTTTTGCATAATGTCGGCAATCGTACTATCTATGCTAGTCGTCATTTTAACCATCCGAATGAGTTAAATATTTCGTCAATTGCTTTTGCGATTGGCTCAAAGTCAGCCTCCAGCCATTGCGATGCACTATATGCCGGGCTTTTAGTGTTGCCAATAATTTTATTTACTTGATCAATCATGACTTGGTTATTGCTCCGGACAGCAACCCACTGTGCATAGGCTCTAGCCCATTGCTCGTGTGCCGATAAATAATATTTGGCTCTTTTACGAGAATTGCTATCGGCGGCAGTAGCTACGTACTCTTTAAGGGTGGCCGTTGCCGTGCTCTCATCGACTGCCCGTCTAAAAGCAGCCATCAAATCATCATTAATACTGCTAAAAACACCTGCTGCATTAAAAGACTGATGATCAATAAAGTGGCCTATTTCATGCGCCACGGTTAATTCTGGATTTACACTTGATGATGATAGTTGAATATCAGCCGCTTTATTAGTTGATGGATAAAACCGATAAACACCTTGGTATCTAACACTTCGGCTAGATTTTGCAGGTATTGTTGGTAATCCATCAATACTGTGTAAATTATCGATCTCAGTTAAAACGGCTTTAAATACTGACCCAGTTTTACCACCTGGAAGGGTTAAGGAATTGCTTACACTGTTAGTATTAATAACCTTATCGATATCGGCTTTAAACGCCTGCCCTAATAAAGGTGGCAACGTCTTGATTTTATCCGCAATACACTGACTTGTTTGCTGGCTAATACTCGCCCCCGGCGCATAATCCCAGCCATAATCAATGCCCTTGGGGATAACGTGATTATTGCCCGCTCTATCCTTATATATAGAGACACCTTCATCGGGTGCTTGCGCGCCATCATATTCTTTGGCGGAAACAGCTGTAATCCGGCACCGACAACCCCAACCATTGGGCGGAAAATGCGTTTGCCAAAATGGATCATCGTATCGCAATACCAGCCCAGACCATGCCACATGCAGCGGGCGCGGGTGCGCGACGGTATCGTTGTGGATGTATTTCCAATAAGGACGAGACTTTAATAAATCCGGGTGCGTTAACTGTGCATAGCGACCGGCGGCATAACTAGCAGAAAGATTGGTTTTATAGATAATACGTGCCCGCCAATCGCGGCCCGACTTAGTATCTGAGCCCGTCCAGCCTTCCCAGCCGTGCTTTTGCACAATGCTTTCAAATTCCTTTTTAAACCACTGAATACTTTTTCCTTCCTGGGCGGCTTTATTAATAGCAGTATGGAAATCAGCTAACAAATCCGCCTTAGTAGCACCTGCGACAACAAACGCGCGATCGTGGGCGCTTTTTAAAATATCGTCGTAATGCTCAGTGGGCAGGTTTATTTTATTGCGTAAAAAATCGACCTGTTCTTGAAAAGGCTTGTTGAATTTACCATCGCCACGGGCGTTGAAGGCGACTTGGGTAGGGGATAGATTTAACGACATATAAAAAAACCACGATGTGCGAGGTTTTTTAGAGCTGATTTACAATCATCCCCCCATGCAAAAAAAGCAGAGCCAGCCCCCGCAGTTGATTTTTTATGCTGATTTTCTGTGCCTGGCACAAATTTTATACGACCTGCTAAAAACAGCGTTGCTGAGGCCGACTGCAGACACGATTGAAACCATTTTGAATCAGTCCGTGAAAAAACTAGCGCAATACCATTATGATGATTTTCCATCTTTTTCATCCATATCGGAGTTTGCTTGCAATATGGTGGGTTTAACCATACCTTACCGCTCCACTCATGCATCAATCCATCATCATATAACGTTAATTTACGTCTGGCAGGTACAGGCGTGAGCATGTCGTATGGGCTACATGGGTCAAGGTCAAAATCTATAGCTAGTTCATCGAATATCCATCTAGGCGTATACCATTCGATGCTTTTATTTTTATTTGAAGCACCTATTTTCCCTGACATCACCCGCCCTCATTAACATCAAACCGCCCCGACAAATCAGCCGCCGCAAACGCCAGCGTCATCACATTAGTCAGCTTTTCTCTATCTAATTCTGCATAGCTAGCCAGTAGATCATCACGCAGCGCTTCCAAGCTATCAGCAGCTTCAACTTTGGCGCGGATGGTATCCACCCAGCTTTTAATTGCGGGCCCAGCGGCATCGGCTAATAAATCGGTTTGCGAATCCGTTGATGTAGGGTCGATATCGGATTGCTCAGCAAACTGCGCAGGATTGTCCACCTGCGCAGGCTGGCTCTGGGCGGGGGCTATACCCCCTAGGGTTGTATCCGGTACCGGCGCAGGTTTTTCTTCATAGCCCGCGCCATATTTATCAGTCACATACTTAAGTGTTGGCTTAAAGCCCATATCAAACAGCGTTTTATCTTTATCCGCCGCGGCTTTTAAATCTTCCGGCGGCTCAGTTTTACGCCAGACTCTGGGCGGCGCAACATCGGGACCATCGTTGTAATAGGTCAACCAACGCGCAGGCCCACGGTTAAACGATCCACATACTAAATCAGCATCCGCCTTAATTAGATCCTCGCGCACCTCACCGGCATTATCTTCACCACCCAACTTGCCCGGGGTTGAATCTGCCCCGGCAGAATGCCCCAGATATACCTTTGAAATCGATGCATTCATGCGGTCATAAAGTGCCGTGTAATCGGCGGTACCGGAACGAGCGGCCTCCAGAAAATCAACCTGCATGCTCTCAGGCATCGTTATTGCGGTGCTGGACGAAATAGCTGCTAGAGCCTGCAATAATTTTCTATTTTCTGAACCTTGCGGATCAGCCCCCACTGGATACTTACCCACCGCGGTCGGCTGGCCGAATTTTTCCAAAAACTGCAGCCAAAACTTAATGCCGTTTTTCTTGAAAAACGTCGGCCAATATAAATAGTGGCCTAGGCCCAGTCCGTAGGGCTCATCATCATGATCAGCCCCGCAACTAAATGCCCAAAACTTACCCGGCGGCAGTGCTTCGCCATCCATTTGATTACCCAGCGTACGCAAGCGTAATTCGCCGGAGGGCAAAAAGCCAAAGCGGGAGCGATTGCGTACTTTAATATCGTCAATAGTGATTTCGCTGCCATCGGTGGCCCACAACACCTCGCCGACCGCAAAGCCATACAGTACGCCGCTGAGCATCTTCTGGGTTTTATCATCCCATGCCAGCCGGTCTAGCACCGCCTCCAGACGTTCAGCCGCTTTCTTGGCCTTGCGGCTGCTGTCACCAGGTTCTACACCCCATTCTTTAGCAATTAACGCGAGTTCGCGTTGCTGACGGCAGGTTTTTACCTGGTCGTCACGGGCGATGTCCTCATAAATACTGTAATCGCCACCGCGCGCGGCCAGCACCGTATCACCCGCTGCCATAATCATATTATCTGGCAGATATCCGCGGGTAATATCGCGGCCACTACTTGCTGTGGCAATCTCACGGCCTTCGGGTTTGGCGGGCATGCGTTCTGCAAAAACTGCTTCGGGAACGATAACGCCGTGCTGGGTTTGTACGTAGTTGGCCATATTAATATCCTGAAAAATCATTGCCACCAGCGACAGTACCAAAGCCGCGATCGGTATAGGTGGGGTTGTCGGCATTGGAAACACGCGTGCCAGTCGCAGCAAAATCTATTTCTTGTGGTGGTTTAGCCATGGCGTAATTAGCTAAAAACAGCGCGATAGCACCATCGCCATGCCGCTGTAGCTTTTTGCCGTCGGCGCTTTTTTTCTGCGATTTAGCTTCCGGTACCGACGGTACACCCTTGGTTTTTCTGATTGCCAGCAAATCGTCACGCACTTGATCGTCCTTCGGGATATCAGTCAACGTGCCGTCTTCCAGGTCGGCCTTAAAGGGCGGCATGTTTTCCAGGTAAAAAGTTTGGCTGGCCATTACCAGCTCGATTTTCGAGCCGTATTTCTGCTTTGCAAACTCCGCCAACGTTGACCCAATGCCTCGCCCGTCCAGCGCTGCACCGCGAAAGCGCGGCAAGCGGTCGGCAATGTAATTAAAAATCTGTTCTTGCTGGCGATAGGGGCAAACCGACAGCTCGATCCACAATTTAACCCGCCGTACCAAATCCGTGCCTTCCTCCAGAATTGGATAAACTGTTAAATCGCCTACCCGGCCATAGTCGCCGCCCATACCGTGCGCCCGCTTGGGATCAAGGTTTTGCAAATGCGGCAACAGATTTTCATCGCACCACATTTTTACAGTCTCCCAGCGAGTTTCCTCACTTTCCCAGGCAAACTTAGGTTCCCATGCGCCGCGCGCAATGGGTGTTTTGTGGGTCATCCGGGACAAGACCAGCCCCATGTTTAAATAAACTCCACCACCTTTCGACGGCACTAAATCGAGCTCCTCATCTGCATCGTCGCCGTAATAATCGTATGTGTCTCCTAAAAACTCCAGTTCGGCGTCTGGCGTCCAGACCTTGCCCAGGCGCAAGCAGATACGTTGAAATAGCCCTTCTGCAACAGCCTGTCTAAATGGTATTCGATGGATCGTGCCTCGCTGTTTGCCTGCACGTATTTCCTCAATCAGCTGATTAAATTGATTTTCCTCGCCATCATGCGTAGATATAAAACGCACTTTGCCGCCCCAAATTAAAAAAGCCATCGCGGCTTTTTTTAATGCACGCAAATCATCCTGGAATGCCGCCTCATCTCCAACCAGAATGCCTTGTCGACCCCTTAATTTACGCGGTCTGGACGCCAGCGCCGTAATCTTGAACCCGGATTCCGGAAAGCGGATGGTATAGGTCTTAATGTGGCTGTCTTCCTTATCCTCATCCCACAATCCCTCGCCGATCGCTGAGGCCGCCCGGTTAAACATCTTGGCCCAACTGGCACAGGCATCGATATATTCTTCCGTCATATCTTTGTCGGTGCCGATGTAATACACGTTTTGACCACCGGCGGATTTATCCGCACCAGCAATCAGTACATTATCGGCCGCCTCCGCGAAGGTAATACCAGTACGGCGGGCCTTTTCAGCCACCTTAAATCGGCTATCGTCAGCTATCCAGCGTTGCTGAGACGGATAGAGAATTGAGGGCAAATTGATCGTCATGCGGGTACGCCCAGCATTTCGCGCTTAAATGCGGCTATCGCATCAGCACTTAATCCGCTACGTTTTGCAACGGCCGCTGCTTTTTCAGTAGCCTCTTCCCGCGCTAACCGCTTGGCTTCCGCCTCAAACTCCTTCTTCCACTTCGCCGAACCAATCGCTGATCGATTCAAATCGGCAATGGCCCGCACCAGCTTAGGCACAGCTGCCATACGCTCGCCAATCTCTAGGCCGCTGACTTCCTCAAACATATCCATAATCTGGTCCATAGCCACCATTTCATTGGCTTCCATGAGCGCGGCTTTTTCATCATCGCTGGCACCACGCAGGGCTTTAGCAATCTCCATGCGCTCACGGGCGCGCGCCATAGACTTTTCCATCTTGCCCTTAAGATCGGCACCATAACGACCCACGGCCGAGCGGCTGATTTGATAGCCTTGCTCTTGTAACCAAGCGGCTAAGCCATCGTAATCACCAAAACTGTTATCAACCAGGCGAGTATTAAGTCCGCTTAAAACTTCATCCGGCAAGGCAGCAATGGCAGCGCGTGGCGGCATCAAACCGGCTCCGGACGCGCTACGCCTGGTACAGTCGATAGCCCTTGCTGCACATCACCGCCTCTAGCAGTCAGTGTTGCAATCCAAACGCCACCGGGCTGACTAGCCAGCACCAAACCTTGCTCATGTAACCATTGCAGATCCGCCCGCAAAATGTCGGTGCCTGTGGCTTGACCATGTGCGGAGAGGATTTTTTTAATATCCTGCTCATGCAGCGTATAGGCTGCAGCATCGTTTAAAAGCTTTAACACCGCCAATCGGCGGTGCTCAGTAATATGTTGTTGATAGTCCATAGTTAGCCTATTTTTTATCGAGTAGATAATGATGAATCAGGTTTAGCGTCGTCGCCATGCCATGTATTTCGCCTTTTAGCTGATTAAAACCACCGTCCATGCCGTTTAATCGGTCATAAATCTTGGCTAAATCCTGAGTTTTTGGGGCGTGTTTCATATCCTGTTCAACCCGCGTTAACCGCTGGTTGTGGTCATCCTGGCGTTCATCGATATGGCTCTCCAGCTTGGCAATCGTCGCATTGGTTACCCGCTGGCGATTGTTTAGCCAGTTCATGATGCCGATCACTGCAATCAGCGCAGTCTGGATCACATCAAACCAAAATTTTGCCGCCTCATGATCCATAGCGTTTATCCTTTTTATCTTCGGCCTGTTGGCAATATATGCAGCGTGTGCAATGCGGTAACGCCGCGACGCGCCTAGGGTCAATATCGTTACCGCAATCATTACAGATGCCCGTTGAGGGTGGTGCGTCTTTGTCTGCAGCTGCACGTTGTTGATGCGGCAATAACGCCAGGTCATTAATAAACTGTGCAGCATGGTCGGCGGCCTCTTCCGGGTTCATGTGCTCGTCCGGATTGAGCAATACTTCTAAGCCTTTCATTACCAACCCCGTACTTCTGCGCGGCTTCGGCGGCGCTTGCCAGTGCTGACACCATATCGCTTAAAGGGGTTGATAATTTCAATATCAATTCGTCGGGGGATTTTTATTGATCGCGTTGGCAACATAGTTGTTACTGATAGCATTGCAGCAGCTAGCATGGCGGACGATTTCCTCATTTTCTAGCCACTCCTTTTACTTTTTCGACCGTCCGCAACGTGCCTAATCCCAATAGCCCAAACAACAAACTGCCCAGGGCGTCGATTTCAATCCCTGGAAAAACCGGTGGGAAACCGCTGGCAACAATCAGTCCGTTTAAAATCGGTCTAATAACAAACTCATAACCGTAACCAAACGCCCCCGCCCAGCCTACCGCTGGGCGCCAACCTGCAACAAATACAGAACTTGAGGCGGCTTCGATCTTATTAATATCAATTTGACCCAGTGTGTATTGCAGCTCCTTGGTCAGCTCCTGTTTTAGCGTATCCGCTTTAGCTTGGGCCTCAATATTTGCGTCTGGCCAAATTTTATCGACCGTGGTAGATACCAGGCTGGCAATTGCATCAATGCCTATCATTGGCAATCTCCTTTATGTCTAGGTTCATTGACAGCTTTACGCACTGCAGCCAGGCGGTTATGCAGCCGGGTATTGCGTGCCTGCTCACGAGCCCACAAATAATTGACAGTACTAATGGTTTTTTGATCCTTTTTAAACCGCGTATGCAGCAACTCCGCCCGCTCACGCTCACATCGCCAGCCCCACATTAAATACACTGCAAAACACACCAAAATATAAATCATCACACCCTCCTAACGTTAACCATGCGGCACAGTATGACGACTGCTTAACCGCCTTAGTTTTAAAGGGCTTTAAGTTTATTGGGGTACTAATCAATAGATACTGCCCCCGCACTGAGGAGGGCAGAAAATGAAAAAACGCGAATTTATTCAGGCGGCGTGCATCCAGTTTATGCCCGCGTTGGATTGGGATCTTAATAAAACCCTGGCCTATGCTGAAAAGCTATGGGAACGGCTGGATGAAAAAGGCTACGGCGCATTAAAAGAAACCGGCCCGCATGAAATTACCAAGGCCTACGACAAACTTAACCCGACTATGAAAGCCGCCTTTGACCTGTTCTGGCTGGCCTTTGACTACAAAGCCAGCAAAGACCGGGCGGCCGGGCGCTGGCTGCAACTGGGTGAATTACCAAAAACCGAATACGACAAAATAATTGCCGGCGCAAAACGTGCCGCAGCTGCCCGTAAAAACCTGCCAGAAGGCCAAGTTGCCAAAATGGCCGAAGGCTGGCTAGCAGAACGCCGCTGGCAAGACACAGAAGAAACCCCCGTCGACCAAGCCCAAAAGCAAGCCGCCCAGCGCGCCCAAGCGACGCAAAAGCTTAATCAAGATCTCGCCCACGCCAAAAAAATGGCCGACCAAACCGGCGATCCTTATTGGTGTGATGAGGTCAACAAGCTAACGCAACAACTACGCAGCCAACGGAACGCCCATGAGCAATAATACCCTAACCATCAGCACTAAAGGCCTGCAACTGCTCAGCGACATTGAAACCCTGCAACTGCATCCCTACGACGATCAAACCGGCCTGACTATCAACCGCTGGGTAACCGGCGCAACTATTGGCTGCGGGCATTTAATCGCAGAAAACGACTGGTGGATGTATCAAGACGGCATCAGTTACCAGCAAGCTACCGCATTATTTCGTGAGGATTTGCAACCGGTTGAAGCCGCTATCAAAAAGTGCATTACCGTACCATTGCAACAGCATCAATTTGATGCCCTGTGTTTATTGGCGTTTAACATCGGCATCAATGGCCTGCGTGGGTCCTCGATTGTTAAACTGATAAATAACCCAGCGGCTAAAACGCCATACCCGACATTAGGCAAAGCCTGGGGCGCATGGGCTAAAAGCCGCGGTAAATTTATACAGGGATTAATAAATCGCCGGGCCTGTGAATTTAACCTGTGGACATCGGGCACGTATGAGCACTGGTAACACCCATGCCAGATCAACGCGCCCAGCTGCTACGAGCACATAAACGCTACCAAGCAATTAAAAACTTTTACCTAAGCCGGGGCCGAACCGAACAGCAATGGCAGGCAGTCGCGGCAGACAACCACAAATTCAACCAGGTATGGCGCAAAATGCTGCGCTTGCCAGCCAGCGACATACCACCACCAGAGGCATACAGACGATGACAATAAAATTTATAAACCCACTTAAATTATTAGTTTTGTTAACCGTTAGTAACTATTTTATTTGGTTAATAGCACATATTTTTTTATTGCCATTAGCAATGATAGTGTTGCTATTAAATGCATTAATAACTGGCTTGCGGGAGGCATGTGATTTTATGCGAGATGAAGATTTTGATTTAAATTGCAGCAAGGAAAGTTTTAAGCGTGCCAAATACCGAGTTGAGCAATCAATTAGATTGACCGAAGAAAAAATTAAGTAACTATTCAGTCTTTAATCTGAGTGAGGCTATGCGTTTATTGTATAGCTCGTAGCTCGTAGGATGGGTAGAACGCAGTGAAACCCATGCTGATAATGATGGGTTTCGCGATGCTCTACCCATCCTACGGCCCTCTTTTTTTCTTCACGCAATTCTAGCTTTGACTGCCTATCTAAATAAGTGTTTCCCCATTTAGAGTTAGCCCAGTAATTCTGTTGGTATTCCCATCCACAAAACAGGATGCCGAAACTGGCACATCTATGCCCAGCCCATTTTTCATATGGGCATGTGTTGTGCTATTCCCCCAGGCAAAATAGTATTGATTGCCAGATCCTGCATTCGGAACATAAGGGATGCTAGCTGAACCTGGATCACGTGATGCATTTGCAAGTACCTGTTGACACAATAGCAATGCATAATTCCAGTCATTACTTGATTTAGGTTGGGCGGTATAATCATTTGCAGATCTATAGATCATAAATACTACAAAAATAAGTGCAGCTAAAATTTCCCACTTACCAACTACTCTGTTATCCACTCATAACTCCTTAAATTATTAGTTCCTTACCGCACCGCTTGCATATAAATACCTTATGACCTTCCAGGCTTTTTAGTCTGAATTGCCATTGGTGTTTGAATAGGCGACAGAGCAGACTTTTTAAAATCATTTTCTTTTTTTTGCAGCAACGTATCGATATACCTTATCCAATTCATCATTGGATAAATCTGAAAGACTAGATGCGCTGAAATTCTTAGCGATGTATTTATCAACAGAATCTGGATCATCTTTTGAATTGATCTTGATATAAGCATATTTGCGCTTACGCCAAGCATCGCCATCTTTTATTGGTGCAGATGACATTGAATTTAATCGCCCCATCCATTGCCTTAAATACTTTTCGGCTTTTTCAAAGCCTATTGCCGGAATCAGTAAATAACGGGTAACTCCCATATGTGCATTCAGAGTTCCCCAAACGGAACGATGTGATTTTGGCTGCTGTTTTAACTTAGCTTCCAATACAACAATTTCATTAACTATCGCTGTTAACTTTGCGGCTTGCGCTTGGGTTATATGCTCATCCCCTGGCTTAACCTCAGCTTTAATCGTAGTCACATGCCTATCAGTTTTAATCTGATTAACTGTTGCACCATTCTGAACAATACCAATTACATTCGTACTGCCGTTGATTGCCATTGATGGCTGTATTGCAGCTTCTACCTCAGCCTTATTTTTCGAAGCTACTCCAGTCAATACATATTGCACATCAACACCTAGAGCCGCCGCACGAGCCAAAAACTCAACGCCCATTTCTCTTTCACCAATCTCATATCTTCTAACTGTTTCGCCACTAACCAACAGTTGGTTAGCAAAGTCGCGCTGGCTAAATCCTAGCTTTGCGCGCTCTTCCACAATCCTGATTGCAATTTCTGCTCTATTTATTTCCATTAAAAAACACCAATTGTTTGACATCCACCAAATGGTGGAATATATTAAATACCACTAGAGCACGTTTAAAACACATCACAACGGAGATATTCCATGACCCCTGAAAAACTTAAACAACAATTCCAACAACGCGGGGAAACCGTCGCTGACTGGGCTAAAAACCACGGCTATCAACGTTGGGAGGTTTACCGCGTTATCAATGGCCAAAACAAAGCCCGCTTTGGCAAAGGCCATGAAATTGCTGTAAAGCTTGGCCTTAAATCAGAAGCTGCTTAGGAGCCCGTTATGAACAAAGACCTTTTCCCAGAAACCCTGCTTGTCGATGTAGTTGATAGTCATACCTTTACTACCTCATTAAAAGTGGCTGAGCATTTTCAAAAGCAACATAAAAACGTTTTGCAGTCCATTGAAAAGTTGCTCTCCGATTGCCCTGATAAAGAGTTTGCTGAGCTGAATTTTCAGCTCAGCTCATACCAAGATTCGACCAGAAGAACACTGCCTATGTACAAAATCACCCATGATGGTTTTGCCATCCTAGCCATGGGCTTCACCGGCAAACAAGCCCTGCAATGGAAGATCGATTTCTTAACCGACTTCCGCAACATGGAAACCGCTTTAAAGGCAAAAACTAAGCGCGAAGCCAATGCGCTATCTATCTTGCGTCCCCATTTGCTAGTCGTCGCACAAGGCACCGAAGACGGTGAATCCCGCGCTGCTATCGCTGCTAAAACCGGTCATCGTAGTCTATCCACCATTACCGCCAACCGCCGCCGCTGCCATCAGCTTGGCTTACTGCATTAGGAGATCGCCATGGCAATTAATAATACCGCCGTCTATGCCGAATTTAATGGCTATAACCATCATGATCTTGCTAAGGCTCATAACATTAGCGTGCTGGATGTTTATAACGCCTTAATAGACCAACGCAGACTAAAGAAAAAACTCGCCCTTATTAAGGCCGTAGAAACGGTCGTAGCGGCGCCGCAACACTATCAAGCATTACCAGAGCATCTGCGTAGCGTTGTAGTTCATGCAGTACATGCGCAGGCCGGGTCTGGTGCCGCTGAGAAGCTTCTATCGCTGTGTTCAGATGCTCAGCCAGTTGTCGCTGAATGTCCGGTTTATCCTGTAAGGCACCCAACAACAGCGTCTGCAATACAGTTTCAAGTACGTCAAATCGCTCTTCAGTGGTTAGAGTTTGTTCGGTCATTTTCAGCTACGCATTTTGTTAAACGTTAATTGGGAGCCTGTCATGTCTAACTACAGCGAATTCGGTTTCGACCTTAACAGCCCATTAATTGGCGTGCCGATCTCATGCTCTCAAGCTGGGTCGCCATCCCAAGCAGCATTTGGCGAGCAGCTTTTGTGCAATCGGGTCGATCAGGAATTGTCCGCAACTGTGCCGACTGATGGATACGCTCAGTGAGCAATTCGCCATTAATCAGATTGTCTATCTCCAGCGTAGCTGTTAAGGCCAGGACAAAGTCAGCCAGCCCCTCTATACGTCCGCTGAGCTCTTCATATTGTGTGTTCATGGTGTTTTCCCGAGTTGATTTAAGTCGGGCTTATTTTGGCAATGTAAAACAGCTTTGCACAATATGCAAAACGTTTATTTGTTTGCATGCATTAAAAAACAGGGGTGTCCAATGAGGGCAAGGAATTGGAAGGCGGTTAGGCCATTAGATTTGCGGGATGCTTTCCAGTGGGATGTGCGGTTTGCCAAAGAGCAGTACAACCGGTCAATCGACAATGTCGCCGACTTGATGGGGCATAAGAAGTGGACGGTTTATAAGTGGATTGATGAAGCCGACATGCCCACAAAGTACATCAAAAGTTTTGAGCATGCCTGCGGTATTGATTACGTCAGCCGCTGGCTGGTTGAAAGTAACGGAAAAATCATTATCGACGTACCGCGTGGCAAAAAGTGCGGCCCTGTAGATGTACAGGTATTGCAGGTGGCCTCACATCAAATGGTGGGCGAGGTCATGCGCTTTTACAGCGAGTTGAGCGACGTAGATGCCGCTCTGGCAGCCATACAAACGTCCCTGGAGCATACCAGCTGGCACCGGGGCAATATCGAAAAATACCGGCAGCCTGAGCTGCCTTTTGATGAGGAGTAATAGCAATGAAAAAAACTAAATCTAAACCTAAACCAGATGCTCAGTTAGTTAGGTTTGTCGTGACTGACCACGCTACGGGCCTTGTGGTTATCAAATATAAGGTGGACAAATAATGACAACCACTAAACAACCCGGCAAAACCCAAGATACCAAAAGCGCAGGCAAGGTGCTTGCGGTGTTAGATGTGTTACTTCGTAACTTCGCCCATGGCTTTAGCCCGACTGAGTTAGTTAAGGAAACCGGCTTTGGTGCCAGTGATATTACCCGCTATGTCGGCACGCTGGTCACAGCAGGCTTTGCTGAGCGCATTCAAGAAACAGGACGGATTCGGCCTAGCCACCAGTTAGCAAGGGCCGCCGTACAGATCATGCGATCACTTGAGGCTGCCGAACAACAAGTTGCCGAGAGCAGAAAAAGACTGTTTGGTGGCACAAGTGAAGCTGATGTTAATCGTGCTTTTGACCGTATGACTAGGAAGTAGTAATGAGAACTAAATTAGAAAATCAAGTTGAGCAGTTTATTCAAGAATCTACACCCGAATTAGAGGCAGCAGGACAAGCAATTAGTCAATTAGCAGCTATAGAGGCGCACATTTCTGAAAACGTTATAGCGATAGCAAAGCAGGTTAGCTATGACGGCCCGCTGACAGTCGGTGGGCTAGAGGATGGAATTAGATTTTATCAGCGTAGGACTGCAGAAGCTTGTATAGAGCTTGGTAAGCGGATGCTGCTGCTTAAAGAGCTAACCCCTCATGGTGAATTTTTAGAGCGATTAACACTTTTAGGATTTAGTAAAAGTACAGCATACCGATTTATGCAATTGGCTCGAAAGTTCTCCAAACTTCCCAGATTGGGAAGTTTTAATGCGAATCAAGAAAATACTAGCAAGATGCTGGAGCTTTTAATCCTTGATGATGATGAGATTGAAGAGCTGGGACAAGAAGGCAGTGTATTGGGTATCACATTTGAAGCCATAGATCTTATGTCCGCATCGGAACTTAAAAAAGCCCTGCGTGAATCTCAAGAGCTGGCCAAAGCTAAGGATGACGTAATCAAAGCCAAAAGCGAAGAGCTTAACAAAAAACAAGAACGGCTCGCCTTGCTGGAAAACACCAGCCGCACTGCGCATATAGATTGGCCTGAAGCCTTTAAAGGTTATGTTGAGCAACTGGCAATTGTGCGCAAAAACATTAAGCACAACATGGGCGCATTGGATGTTGTGCGTGCTGAGGCGATGAAGATAGAACCGGCATCGGAAGCCGAAGAAGCCTCGTTAAACCAAGCTCGCGAAATCCTGGCGACTGAATTGATTGGAATCCATAACGAATGCCTGGAAATGGTCCAGGCACTGGGCATGCAATTCGACCGCACCCTAGGTGCCTACAGCGATGCACGTATTGCCCTGCTGGACCAATGAGCGCTATTTCGGAGTGGTTAACAATGAATAAACCCAATGCGGAGATGATGGAAATGCTGTTAACACTGCGCAGGCAATTGGAAGTTGCGGCGCATGGTGAAGGCGGTCGGTTGATCGATACGTTTTCAACGACCCATGGCCGCAGCAAACAAACCGTATGGCGCTGGCTAAGTAACTTCGCCGGGTATAACGCCAGCCGCAAGAAGCGCAGCGATACTGGGCAAACCAAGTTACCTATGGAAACACTAAGCTTTATTGCCGCCACTAAAAACATGTCGGTGCGTGCCAACGGCAAAGCGACTAAGCCCACCAACGTGGCCATGAATATAGCCGACGCCAATGGCATGACAGTTAACGTCAGCGCCGGCACCATCAACCGTATTTTGCGCAATCATCGACTAGATACCAAATCCCAGGCCAATGCTCGTAACCATGGCCGCATGCGTAGTTTGCATCCAAACCATGTACATCAGATCGACCCATCGCTTTGCTTGGTGTACTACATCGGCAAACGGCAAATGATTATGACCGAGGCGGAGTTTAATAAAAATAAACCGGCGGCTATGGAAAAGGTAAAACTTAAATGCTGGCGCTATGTGCGCTGGGACCATGCCAGCCGGTCGATTGATGTCCGCTATTACCAAGCGGCGGGCGAAAACCAATACTGCCTATTTGATTTTCTGCTGTACACCTGGGGTGAGCAATCCAATCGCTTGTCGCATGGCGTACCGCAAAAGCTGTTGTGGGATAAGGGCTCGGAACGCTCTAGCCCTGCTGTCTGCAACTGGCTGGATGCCATGGGTGTAGATCATGAGCCGCATGCCACCCATCATGCGTGGGTAAAGGGCGGTGTTGAAAACGCTAATAACATTGTCGAAATGCAGTTTGAAAGCCGTTTGCGCGATCAGCCGGTGAGCTGTGTTGAAGAACTTAACGAATCTGTTGAGCGCTGGGTGCGTGACTACAACGCCAATGCTATCAAGTTTGTCGATAGCAGAATTAAATTGCCCAATGGCGAGGCTTTTAGCCGCGATGAGCTTTGGCAAACCATCTTAAGAACGCCGGAAGCCTTGGTAAAGCTGCCTGCTGAAAAAGTCTGTCGCTGGTTTTTAACCGGTAAAACTGTTACCCGAAATGTCCGCGATAACGTCATCAGTTATGTACATCCGGAGCTAGGTCGCAGTCAGCAATATAGCCTGGTGCAATGGGCTGAGTTTTATAGCCAAAACGACAAGGTCCAGGTGTCGCCACTACTGCTGGCCGATGGCACTGTGCGCGTGGCTATCGAGCAGCTGGGTAAAGAGGCGCTGTTGGTAGAGGTGCAGCCCGTTAAGGACTTCGACGCCTTTGGCCGCGCTATGGACAACCCGGTCATCGGTGAAGAGTTTCGCGCCGTGCCGCATACCAAAGCCGAACACGCAGCCAAACAGATTGCCCAAACCGCCTATGGCGATGTCAATTTGGCCGAAGCTGAAGAGCTGCTGCGCAAAAACGTTAGGCCATTTCAGCATCTTAACGACGGTAAAGGCATCGTCTCGCATAGCTATCTAGGCCGCGAAGAGCTACCGACGCGCATCTTGCCCACCGGGCGCGATATTGATCTACCGCAAGCCAGGGAGGCCGAATTGCAGCGCATGACCTTCCCGGCCATGGCCAAGTGGCTGGCAGGCAGGCTGGGCGATGACTACCAACCGACCATGTTGGCGGACTTAACGAAAAGGTTTCCTACCGGTGCTACCGAGCCGGAACTGGAACACGTATTGGCTGATGTGCGCGCGGGCAGAACCGCAGGCGGCAGGGCTAAATTGCAGGCGGTTTAATGTGGTCCTGCAATGTATGGAATTGCGGCAATGGCAACTGTGTACATCGACTCACAGAGGAGTCATGCCCAATATGCAAATCAAAATTGGTGCAGGTAGTTTCAACAGGATTTTTATATTGCTCAAACCATTTTTTAGTTTGTGATTATGAGATAGACCAATCAACCCAGGAGAGAAAATGAAAATCATATTTGTCATCGAAGACAACGAAAAAGGCATCCACATCCAGTGCATGCGTTTTGGTGGTGAGATGGACACACAATCCCCCGCTAATGCAGTAGCAAGGCATGTAGATGGCCTATTGGCGGAAACGGCCGCACAGGCTAAAGAGCTGGCGGCAACGATTGTTAAAGAGCAAATGACCACGGAGGAGGTTTTGCAGCAAGCAGAGCAATTGGGTGTGGTTGCTAAGGCGGCGAGATGCTTGCATTAAAACAGATGTTTGTTGATTGCAAAATTAGCCAAGCGTGGCTGGCCCGTATGGTTGGGCTTAGTCCGGCAACCATTGCGCAATTGCTCAACAAGGATATTTGGCCGACCAGCCCACCGCGAGACGAGCTGCAGGAATCGATAACCAGCGTGATGAATGATGCTGGATATTGGGTAAAGAGTGAACATTTTGAACCTGTCCCGACTGCGTCAACAGTCGAGACAGAAAATAATGGCATCACTGACGATGCCAACTTACTGACCGAGGAGGTCGCAGATATGTTACTACGCAAACAGAGTTTAACGCCACAAGCCAAAAAACATTTCAGCCTGTTTAAAGATCCATTTAGCGAGGACGTACAGGACGTTGAAGACGTATTCAGCAGTCCCGGCATACGGCAAGTGCGTGAATATATGTTCGCCACCGCTAAATTCGGCGGCTTTATTGCCGTGATTGGCGAGTCCGGTGCCGGTAAATCCACCTTACGCCGTGACCTGGTCGACCGCATTGCCCGCGAAGATGCGCCGATTGTGATCATTGAGCCTTATGTACTGGGCATGGAAGAGAACGATAAAAAAGGCAAAGCACTGAAGTCGTCCTCTATTGCCGATGCCATTATCGTATCTGTAGCACCTACAGAAACACCCAGGGCATCAATGGAGGCTAAAAGCCGCCAACTGCACAGAATCTTAAAAGACAGTCGCCGCAATGGCTTTGCTCATTGCCTGATCATCGAAGAGGCCCATGCCCTTAATACCCAAACCCTTAAGCACTTAAAACGCTTTTTAGAGCTGGAGGATGGTTTTAAAAAACTATTGTCTGTCATCTTAATCGGCCAAACCGAATTAAAAACCAAACTCTCGCAAAACTCATCCGAGGTGCGCGAGGTGGTGCAGCGCTGCGAGCTGGTGGAGCTAAGCCCGCTGGATGCCCAGCTAGATGACTACCTGCGCTTTAAGTTTGCCCGTGTCGGCAGAGACATTGGCGATGCTTTTGAAAAAGATGCCTTCGACGGCATCCGAGACCGGCTGATCTTTAGCAAAACCGATGGCAAGAAAAAACCCGAAACCATCAGCTTGATGTACCCATTGATGGTTAACAACCTCGTCACAGCCGCACTCAATCAGGCCGCCCAACTGGGCTTCCCGAAGGTCAGTGGCGATTTAATCCGTGAAGCGTAGGAGTCTATATGCACACTGAGTATTACTACAAAACTGTCACCGGCTATGCCAGATCGTTTGTCTTACCTAACGCTCAAGCGGGTTTTATCAGCATTGATGATGTCGAGCAGATCGTCGAAGGCCAACGCCGAGAAAGTGGCACTGAGCCGCAAGTGCATGATGTTAAGCAAGCCGCTATCAACTTAGCTAAACAACGCCAAAAAGGCCGGGGGTCAAAATGAAATTTGTTTATCGCTGCAATGAGGCTACCAAGATTGCCAAGCGCAACGTCGCCATTGAACTGGCATGCGAGGCACTGGACCGCTGGAAGCGTGCCCGCTGGACCTTACGCGCCTTTAAACACCGCAAACAAACTGCACACACCTTAGCAAGCAAGGGGTTGTTATGAGATCTAAACACTATCCAAACATTTACCGCATGCGCACCAACAACCGCAAATTGGTCGGGGCTATCACTGCTCTGGATCAATACGGCATCGAGGCTAAATCCGTGACATTAACCGCCGACAGCGTGCCGGAAATTGAAATTCATAACTGCCCGATGAACTACAAACTGCACGGCGTGCCTTGTGGTGCCGGCAATGATAAACACGGGCCATTTGTGCGCAAAGATGCGCGCGTGAATGGCTGCCGGGTAACGTGGACTGAGGAGAAACCCAATGCTTGAATTTGTTTTTAACCATATTAGCTATCTACTGACGTTTATGTTTGGCGGACTGGTCGGCATGTTTTGCCTGGCACTAATGGTTTTTGCAAAGTGCCCACCTGATGATCTTGATTAATAACTGGAGAAAATGATGAGTAAACCTAACCGCATTAAACAACCAGCCAAAGCCGCCGCCTACGTACCGCAAAGCGGTGACGAATGTGCAGAGGCCATCAACCAGATCGGCCGCATGCAGCGGGAAATAGCCGTTACCCAAGCGGCGATGAATGACGCTATCGCTATGATCACCGATGATTACACCGGCCGCATTACCCCGCAACAGCAGCAAATGAAACTGTTGCAAGAGGGCGTACAAAGCTGGTGCGAGGCTAACCGCACCGAGCTTACCGACAATGGCAAATCCAAATCAGCAGGCTTTGTGACCGGCTCTGTGCAATGGCGACAACGCCCGCCCAGCGTACAAGTACGCGGAGCTGAATCGGTGATTGAAACCCTGTTGCGCTTAGGCATGACGCGCTTTATCCGCAGCAAAGACGAAATCAACAAAGAGGCGATTTTAAACGAGCCGCAAGCGGTGGCGGGCGTGGCGGGCATCAGCATTAAAACCGGTGTCGAAGATTTTGTTATCACCCCCTTTGAGCAGGAGTTGTCATGAAAGAGAAGATTGCTACATTGCGCGCCAATGCCCAACGCTTGCGCCAGTCAGCGCAATACGCCGATCGCAACAGCGACTATCAAGCGGAAATGCGCTTAGCGGCAGAACGGGATAATGAAGCCAATGAGCTTGAGGCCCAACTTAACGCCGAACTTAACATCCAGGTGCAATCATGACCGACAAACTCACCACTGCAGAATTGCAAACTTGGCTGGGCATTAGCGCCCCTACCATCGTGCGCTTGCGCAATCGCCCCAAAGATCCACTGCCCGCCCCAGTCATCCCTTACGGCCTACCCCATGGTCACTTGTATGATCGCGCCGCTATTACTAACTGGCTGAAGACTAACCCGGCTTATCCAAAAGAATATCAGTCACGTAAAGGCAAGGCCATGGTCGCGGCTGCAAAACATCGAGTGCCTGATGCTGGTTTGGCCAACGCCTTTTTAACCGGGAGACTGTAATGACTACTGACTTGCAGCAACGTACCGCTATACAGATTGCACATTGCAAAAAACTGGTGCAAAAAGTGAAAATTGCGCAAAAGCAATTGGGGCTGGATGATGATACCTACCGCGACTTGCTGCAGTCAGAAAACAAGGCAGGCCATCGCTCTGCAGCGCTGTTAAAAGGCTGGGAGCTGGAAAACGTCCTTAAGCGCATGGGCAAGCTGGGCTTTAAAGTAAAGCCACCTAAGCAAGCGGGCACCCGCCCACAAGCCGATGATGATCAGTGCAAAATGATTAGAGGCTTGTGGCTGGAGCTGCACGGCTTAGGCAAGGTAAATGACCCCAGTGAGCGCGCCTTGGTTAACTTTGCAAAAAGCCAGTTTAAAACCACCGACGGTATCGAGGCGTTGCAGTGGCTAAACGGCTACCAAAAACAGCGCTTGATTGAGCAGCTGAAAAAGTGGGTGGCAAGATGATTACCGGCGAGCAGGTATTACATGCAATGGAGGAATTTATATACCATGCTGTAGTTGCTGAACGCGGCGAAAAAACCGCATTGGCCTGTGTAAGGGCGTTGTCTGACTGTATTTGGCTAAATTTTCGCGGCGGCTCCATGTACATACCCAGCGGCTACAAAAACAACTGCCAGCAACGCGACGATGCAATCTGGCGGGAATTTAACGGCACTAATCATGCCGATTTGGGGATTAAGCACGCGCTCAGCACTATGCAAATTTACTCGATCATTAAACGCCAGCGCAAAGCCTCGGTACGCAAAGTGCAGCATGATATGTTTCCACTGCCGCCCGAGCAAGCCAGTAAAAAGCCCGTGACAGTATTTGTGATCGAGGATTTTTTACCCGCGGAATTAGTATTGTGCGGATTAAATGAGTCTGTTGCTAAAGACCTAGCCAATCGAGTATCCATTTTTTTATGCAAAACCTTCCCAGGGGTTTTAGTCTGTATTACCGATGAGATGCATAAAAAATACAACAATGACGGCCAACAAGGGCTATTTGATTAAACCGCAAAATAAAGCGATTTAAGGCGTTTTTTTGTAAAAACTGCGATAACGATACTGCAAAAGGCCGATGACGCTATTCAGCGACCCCATAAACCGTTTATAAACGCTACATTGTCATTAAAAGTAGAGGAAATAGTAATGCAAAAAAATCAACCGCGTTTTAATAACCCATCGGATCGCTACGATTATTTAAACTGGGTTGCTGCACTCCCGCCGAGTCGATGCATCCATTATCATTATGAACTGCGGGCTGATGTCGTTTTTATCCAGTTAGAGACCCGATTGGGATCATCAAAAAACGCTGTTGTGGGTCCAGCTGATGTTACCCAGTATAGTTTTGTAACGTCTCGTGAAGTTCATCATATCGCTCGATATATCGATTGGCGAGACCATGTTGCGGCGTTGATTCGCGAAATGCGGGCAGCCCGGTCTAAAACTATTAAAAATAAAAATTTGGTTACTAATTAAAAACACTAGAGGAAACTATGAAGAAACTAACCCTAACCGCAATAGCTGTCAGCGTGGCGCTGACGGGCTGTGCGAATCTTAAGTATCCCGGCTGGCAAGAAGTAAAAATAATTGAAACCGCCTATCAACAGCCATGCCGGGCTGCTGGGGTTGATAATTGCAGTGCAGTGGATTGTGAAAACGACGCTGAATGGTTTAAAAAGCGGGCGACTAAGTTTGATGGCAATACAGCGGTCGTTAATAAAAACAAGGATACAGGCTGGATAAATTCAGTTAATTATTTTTATTGCGCAGCTGGGTTGCCGCTTTGGCAGGAAGATGCCCCACCTATTTATATGGTCCATAATAAATTTAATCAATCAGCTACCCAAGTTGACTATGACAAAGCCACGGCTGAATGCGAATATGAGTCACATAGAGCAACCATAGATACAGCAGCGCCTGAGCAGACACGGGCCTATGTATCGGGTATGGGCTTGGAAAACAGCTTAAGCCAGCTGTCTGCTATACAAGCAGATCAACAAAATAAATTAAGACATGCTGATAAAATGGAGCGAGAAAAGCAAAAGCTTTATGGTGAGTGCTTAGCAGCAAAGGGCTTTATATCGATACTATCAACAGACAAGAAGGACCGCATAGAAGCCGATAAGCATTGCCCAGATAAAACCAGCCTTGTTCGTTACTGCTATATCCCGCAAGCGGAAAAATAAAACTATTCTATTTATGATGGGTTGCGCAATGCTCTACCCATCCTGCAGATCTAAGACCATTGCGAGGACATCCTCCCAATGGTTGTCATCCTTCACAAACCTTAAAGCGCTTTAAACCAAACTCCCACCCTGGTTGCATAAACTGCAGCCATGACAAAAAAACTCCAAATATTCAAAACCGGCCAGCACACTGCCATGAATGGTGCCACGCTGAGCTTTTCTGAAACTGACTTGCTGGCTTCAGCGGCGGCTTACGATCCGGCGCTACATGAAGCACCGATTGTTGTGGGCCATCCCAAAGCCGACGGCCCTGCTTATGGCTGGATTAAAGCCTTAAGCTTTGCTGGTAACACGCTGGAAGCTGACCCCATTCAAGTCAATCCCGATTTTGCCGAGCTGGTCGCCAGCGGCGCATTTAAAAAAATCAGTGCCTCGTTTTACTCGCCAGACTCGCCAAGCAATCCGGTACCCGGCGTGTTTTATTTGCGTCATGTCGGATTTTTAGGGGCGCAACCGCCTGCTGTAAAAGGCATGCGCAATCCGTCTTTTGCAGATAACGAGCAAGGCATTGTCGATTTTAACGAATACGACGATGTGCAAAATGCCAGTCTATGGCGCAATTTACGTGAGTTTTTTATCACCAAATTTAGCCTGGAAGAAGCCGATCAAACTATCCCTCAAAGCGCCGTGCAACAGCTGGAGCAATCCGCGCAGGATGAATTGCGCGAAGAAGCCGCCGATACATCATCCCCCTCTTACCAAGAACTTAACCCCGGAGACAGTATGTCTGTAGAAGATAAAGCCAGGCTCATCGAGCTGGAGGCGGAAAATAATGCGTTAAAAAAGCAGCAAGCGGATTTTGCCGAAGTGCAGAAGAATGCCAGCGCCGCGGCAAAACACAGCGACCATGTCGCATTTGCCGAGAGCCTTATCAAGGCGGGCACTTTGTTACCTACTGAAAAAGAGGGAGCAGTTGCCTTGCTGGATTTTGTAGCAGCCCCAGAAGATGTTGTTGAGTTTAGCGATGGCGATGTTAAAAAGCCGCTATTGGATAGCGCTAAGGCATTAATTGCCAAATTGCCTAAGCGGATTGAGTTTAACGAGTTAGCGGCAGGCAATACTGAAGATGTGCACACCGTCAATTTTTCCGCCCCAGACGGGCTGTCTGTTGATGTAGGCGCATTAAAAACACATAACGCGGCACTCGCTTACCAGGCCGCGCATCAAACCGACTACCAAACCGCATTGCATGCGGTCTCTAAATAACAGGAGCTTTTATGAGTAGACAATCCACTTCTTTATTTGCCCGCTCGCTACGGTTGACCGCCACTGTTGTTGCCAATCGCTTCGTTACCGGGTTGGGCGCGCAAGCGGGTGCAGCTGGTAATGCTTTGGGCGTAACCCGCACTGCCGGAGTATCGGGCGACCTCGTCTCGGTTGATATTATGGGCTCTGCAGTTGTTGAGGCAGGGGCAGCTATCGCTGCCAATGCCCTGGTCGAGGCTGATGCCTCTGGCCGAGCGGTAACCAAATCGGCAGGCGTCACGTTAGGCAGGTTGGCACCGGGCGAAGTCGCCTCGGCGGCTGGACAATTTGTCGAAGTTATTTTGATCCAAAACTAAGGAGTTAAACATGCCACAACTTACCCCCGGCGCTGCACGCGTTGTCGATCCTGTTTTAAGCACCGTTGCGCGCGGTTACCGCAATGACTCGTTTGTTGGTATGGCGTTATTTCCGCCAGTGGTCGTCGGCGCCCGCGGCGGCACCATTATCACGTTTGATAAAAGCGCTTGGCGCCAATATAACCTGGCTCGCTCACCGGGCAGTAATATCAGCCGTATCAACGTAGGTTTTTCAGGTGGTAAATTTTCGCTGACCCAGCAAGCACTGGAAGGTGTATTGCCGGTTGAAATCGATGAAGAAGCCAATGTCGTGCCGGGTATTGATATGAGCAGCACCACAGTGCTGACAACTAAGGACATTATCGATTTACGCTTGGAAATCGAACAGGCCACCTTAGCCACTACTGCGGCCAATTACCCGGTCGGTAATAAGGTGACGCTATCCGGTACCAGTCAATGGTCTGACTATACCAACTCCGACCCGATCGGCGATGTCGATGCCGCGATTGAAGCGATTCGAGCGACTACTGGCCAGCGGCCCAATACTGTCGTAGTCGGCCCCAAGGTCTGGAAGATTTTAAAACGCCACCCTAAACTGGTTGATGCCGCGATTTTAAACGGCGTTATCTCCATCGTCGGTGGCAATAGCCAGCCGCGATTAACCAAAGAGCAAATGGCGGCTATTTTTGATGTCGAGACATTTTTGGTCGGTGATGCCATTGCCCTTGATGGCTCAGATACCAATGTCGATGTGTGGGGTAAAAATGTCGTAGTCGCCTATACCCGCACCGCTACATTGGCGGCAAGAGGTACGCCCAGTTATGGCTATACCTACCGACTGCGTAATTACCCGGTGGCCGATCAGCCGTACTATGAAAAGAATACCCGCTCATGGATTTTTCCCATTATCGATGAAGTTGCACCAGTTATTGCAGGTGCTGAGGCGGGCTATTTAATCAGCGCGGCGGTCGCTTAAGATGCCCGGTACGACTATTAAAGTAACGGGATACCGGGTTATCGACCCTATCAAGCATGATGGCTATGCCCTGGCTGTCAATGCATTGATTACGGTCGATGACATCGATATTGATGATGCCGATGAATTGATCGCGTTGGGGGCGATTGAACCGGCGGAATGGTTGGAAGATGTCCAGGATGTCCAGGATGTCCAGGATGTTCAGGATGTTCAGGATGTTCAGGATGTTCAGGATGTTCAGGATGTTCAGGATGTTCAGGGTGTTCAGGATGTCCAGGATGTCCAGGATGTTCAGGGTGTTCAGGATGTCCAGGATGTCCAGGATGTCCAGGATGTTCAGGATGTTCAGGATGTTCAGGATGTTCAGGATGTTCAGGATGTCCAGGATGTTCAGGAAGCCCAGGCAATTTCGAATGACAAGCCAACTGTAAAAAAGAAGTCGGTTAAATCAACAGTTAGCGACGTAACGGAGTAACAAATGGTCAGCAAAAGCCGCATATTCTCAAAGTTGTCGGGGCAGCCCTTGCCCGCGGTAACCAACCCGCGTGCTGCTGATACCACGGCACCCACTGCACCCGGTGTGCCGGTGATCAGCAATATTACTGATAATGGGGCAACGATAACTGTATCGGCCTCTACTGATGCAGTGGGGGTAGTGGGATATGCGGCGTTTTTGGATGATAGTGCTACACCGACTGCCACGAGTCCAACCACGTCAATATCGCTGGTCGGGCTATCTGCAGGCGAGCATAGCGTAGCCGTTAAGTCGTTTGACCGGGATTACAATTATTCCGCTGCATCTCAATCGGTTAATTTTACAAATGCTAGGGGCAGTACGAAAATCAATGGGGTAGATCTTCCCTGGAAAGGTCGCCGACCCAAACTAGCATCAATGGGCTGCTCAATATCAGCCCAATCACTCTATGAGTATTGGGTTCCAAGGGCGTTTGCAGCTGATGGCTTTATAAACCAACTATTCGCACTAACCGAGGGAGGGTTTGAACGATGCAGAACACTAGGTAATTTTGTTAAACATACAGATTCAGGTGCTCCATACAATGGCTTCGGAAATGCCGATGCTTATAGCGGTGATTGGTCATCAATTAAAACTTATGGGTATGGCGACAAGGTAAAAAATACTGTTGCTACTACCAATCTTGTAGCAGGTAAAACATACCGAATATTAACTGCTGGCACTGGTGTTAACTGGACTTCTATCGGTTCGCCAAATTCAACAGTTGGGCAGTTTTTTGTTAAAAATGATACGGCGGTTGTTGAAACTGTCGCTGGCTCAGTTACTGGGTATTACAACTGCGAAGCTACCAGCTCGTTAAATGAGGTACCTGCTGATACGCCGTTAAAGTGGCGCTCGCTAACCCCTTGGTTTTGCTATGACGACCAAAATAGTGTGAACGGTAGCCCAGAAACATTAGATGATTACGGATGTTACGGTACTGACGGAGGATTTACAGATCAGTTTCTTTACAGACTGCGACATGGGCTGTTGGATAGGTTTATAGATACGCCGGATATTTTTTATTTATCAGATATTTTTGAAAATGATGTAGTGCATACAAATGACACAATACAAGTCATTGACGGCTATAGTTATGGCGGATTAGACGGCTATAAAAGTATTAACAATGCTAAGGAGATAATCCGAATTCTTAAGTCGCGTTGGCCTAACATTGTTATTGTCCTATCTAATATCGGCCCGACTGATAATGCCAGCAAAACTATGTTTGCCGCAGCTAATCCGTTAGTACAGGCCAATATTATCAGCGACTGGTGTTTGAGCTACTCAGAGCCAAGCGTCATTATTGAAGACAGTGGTAGCTCGTTATTTTATGGTAATAGACGGCTATTTAGAGCCAACCCGCTTTATTACAGAGATGCTTATGATGCGTCCGGTATCCCAGGTGATCCTAATACATTGGGCAATATACATCCCAACGCAACGGGTATGCTTTTAGAAGCTAAACTGTTTTTAAACCAACTGGGTTATCTATTTGCTACAAAAGCATCGATACCTACCAATCCATACTCAACTGCTAGTGGCAAGACGTTTGCACCCAACCCGTTATTGAGTAAAGGCTTCCCTGCTGGCTCAAGTGGCATTAAGGCAATTCACGCGATTAAAGATGTCAATGGCGGGGGTACCAATCTATCAGCTGGAACTGTTATTAAATCAATTGATGGCGCAATATTCCCAATCTCAAACGCTGGTAGTAATGTTTATACCAATCAAATCGGCGCTATTACAGATAAAGGGCAGTACGTAGCCCCATATAACAACACCATCCCATTCACAGGTAACGAGACTGGGCTGTTTAAAATCTACATTAAAGTTAGAGTGATTGACCCGACTAATGCCCACGGTATTTGCAATGGCAATGCGGTATCAATACAAAAAGCTGACCATACTAATACTAAGCAATTCCGGATTAACCAATTGCATAGCTCGTTTGATATAGAGACATTGCAGCCAGCTCTAGCAGTTGGCGATGTGTTTTTATATGAATCGGCAGTATTTAGCCTGGGTGATGCGGAGATACTAAGAGAGATACGAGCGGGTTTCAGCATGCCGACAATGGCAAGTGCAGCGCCAGGCCCATCTTTTGAAATTTTATTGATGCAGTGTGTAAAGGTGAATTGATATGCCCTACTGCACTGCGCTGGATTTAACCGACCGCTTCAGCGCAGCCGAGCTTATCCAGCTAACCGACCGCAACAATATCGGCAGCATTGATTACACCGTGCTCGATCAAGCTATCGCTGACGCCACGGCAGAAATCAACGGCTATTTAACCGCCTACCTGCCGTTAGTGTCCGTACCTGCCAACCTGGTGCGTATTGGTTGTGATGTAGCGCGATACTATTTATACGATGATGCTGTTACTGAGCAGGTACAAACCCGTTATGACCAAGCGATAAAGTACTTAAGCCAGGTCGCCAAAGGCCAGATCAGCATAGGGCCGGACGTGACCGGTACCATTGCTACCAGCCCCAATGACAGCGTCGAGTTTGTTTCAGTTACTCCTATATTTGGCAGGGATGGCGGTGGCTACTGACAATCCCCCTCCAGCCCCCTTTGATAAAGGGGGTGAAGATGCCAACATCGAGCGCGCCATCCGTTTGCTCGAATCCGACATTAAAATGATCTTTTTCAGCATCGCCCATCTTGCTGCAGATTTACTGCACGGCACCCAACCAGACCGCTACATGCTCAGTATCCACGCCATCAAACAACTGATCGACCGCGCGCTTGATTACGAGTTTAAAATCAAAACCCTGCAAAAACAGTTAAAGTAAATCCTCAACTCCCTCGCCCGCTCCAACGCTTAAAGCGCTTTAAACTGATTGCTATGGCGATAGTTTTACACTATCTGCTATGGAATATTTCAGCGCTAGCAAACTCATTCAAACCCAATTACTCGCTAATTTAGCGGAGTCCGCTACGCCTTGCCATGTACAAGCAGCGGCTGGTTGGAAGCAGGTTGCTGAGCTATTGCAAAAATCCCCTGCCTGTTTTGTTTGGCACCAAGCCGACAAGGTGCTGTCCGGCGATAAATCAAATCGTAATCATGGCAAAAATCAAATTGTCGACCAGATCTGGTCGGTAGTTGTTTCTGTGCGTAATGTCGCGGATATATCCGGTGCGGCTGCACAAGCTGATGCTGATTTAATTATTAAAGATGTACTAAAGCTGCAGGGCATCAAGCTCGATGCTGACCATGGCCATCTTTACCGCGTGCAATCTCAATATATGACCGGCTATATCAATGGCTATGGTCTGACTCCGTTCGCTTTTTCCACCCGTATTTTTACTTAGGAGGCCGCATGGCTGAAAAAAAAGAACCCACCCCGGATTTAGTATCAGTAAAAGTGATTACTGATAATCATGAGCATAAAGGCATCGCTATTCCCGTGGGCACCATAATTGATGTTACCCACGATGAAGCGGCATTTTTACTGAAACATAACGTTATCGAGGGCTAACCATGGCTGATGCAAATACCCAACAAGGCCTGATTTATGAAGGCACCATCTTTGCGCAACGTTATGTCAATAACGTGCTGCAAGCCAAGGCAATTGGCCCGTTTGAAGTAACCGGCTTTACGATTAAAGCCACCAACGAGGTTAAAACCCGTAAATCGAATTTAACCGGTCAATCGGGCAAAGTGCGTGGCTCGTTTGCCCGGACGGCACCCACGGATATTAAAATTTCTGCCAACGCCTCAAACTCTGATTTATATGCGCTGTTTTTGCTGGGTAGTACCGCGGCTTATACCGTGGCAGGCGGTACAGTGTCAGCTGAGTCGTTGGCATCTGCTGAGCATGACAAGTGGTATCAACTGGCGCATAAAAACATTTCTGCAGTAGTTATCACCGGCAAAACTATTAATGTCGATTATGAGGTTGATGGCCAGCTGGGTTTAATCCGCATTTTATCAACCGGTACCATTGCCAATAATGCGACCAGCGCTATCAATTACACCTATGGCGCGATTGCTGGCACAACCATTCAAGTAGGTACGCAATCGAAAGTCGACGTTAAGTTGATTGGCAGATTGTCTAACTCTGAAACAGGCAATTTAGCAGTTCTGGAAGTACCTAAGGTCACGTTATCACCCTCTAAAGAGCTGTCATTGATTGGCAATGATTACTCTGACTTTGAGTTATCCGGCAGCTGTATTTTGCTCAATGGCGAAGTCGCAGATTTGTATTTGCGTGATCCTGTGACTTATTCGTAAGTATGCAATTGCGCAAGGTTGTTTTATTAGATGCAACAAACATCGCGGTCATTCAGGAAATGCGTGTGCGCGATGTGCGTTATCTGGTAACACCTGGCATGGGTCTAACAGACAAACCGCTCACTGATTTATTAGGAGAGCGGTTTGTTATCGCTGAGGCGTTTGTACAGCAATTAGTCGATCTGCCAGCAGCTTGGACATTTGCCAATTTAACCGGTGAGCAGCTGGGGGCATTAATGATCGGCTGGGATGACGTTAACCAAGCACTCTATAAAGTCGCTAAAAAAGGCCCAAATCCAACGCATGTGACGCGCGATCTTGATAAGGCGTGTGTAGCATTGATTGGGATGGGCCATGCTGAGGTTTGGGATTATGGCTGGGGGTTTTTTATGACTGTTTTAGATACTTTAAAAACATAATATGGCTGACGATTTAAATCTGAAGATTGTCATTAAGGGTGAGGACCAAACAAGTGGTGCGTTTGGTAAAACTCGTGCAGGGCTGCAATCAATCAATGACCAACTGAATAGCCTAAAAACCGCATTAAGCGGCTTTTTAGCGATTAAGGTTTCCGAAATTATCGGCAACCAAATCAGCAAAGTGATTGATGTAGCTGATGGTTACAAAACCATGCAATCGCGCATTAAGATTGCCTCGGATTCCACTAACGAATTTGTCACTGCGCAAACTGAGCTGTTTAACGTTGCCCAACGCACCCGCACCGAATTAAGCGCGACGACCGATGCATACATAAAAGTTGATCGTGCGGTAAAACAGCTAGGCGGCACGCAACAGCAATCGATCGGCATTACTGAAACCCTTAACCAGGCTATCCAGCTAACCAGCCAAGGTGCTGCACAAGATTCGGCGGCATTGTTGCAGTTTAGCCAAGCGTTAGGGTCCGGCGTGCTGGCGGGCGATGAGCTTAAATCAATTCTGGAAAACTCCACCGGTCTGGCGCAAGCATTGGCTGATGGCTTAGGCGTACCAGTCACGGCATTAAAAACGTTAGGCGAGCAGGGCCAAATTACCGGCGATAAATTAATCAATGCCTTGATTAACGTTGCGCCGGAAGTCGCCAAGAAGTTTGCTGAATTGCCATTGACAGTAGGCGGTGCTTTAACGCTGGTTAGTAATAAATTTACCCAGTATATTGGCGAAGCAGATGCCGCTAATGGCGCCACCGCCAAGCTTGCCAATACCATTAAATTTGCAGCTGATAACTTTAAGCCGCTGGCAGAAACTGCGCTGACGATTGCCACTATTTATGGAATAACTTTGCTGCAGGGCTTAGTTAAATCGGGTGCAGCAATGGTTAATAGCGCCATTGCCGCTCGTGAATATGCCGCCTCGCAAGCAGCGGCAAAAGTAACTGCACTGGAATTGCTACAGACTGAAGTTACGCTGGCAAATACTCGGGTTAAAGCAATAGCGCCAATGATAGAAATGGCTCAGTTGCATTTGTCACTGATAGCGGGGACGGAAAAAGAAGCAGCCGCAAAGCGTGCATTAACAGCCAGTATTTTAGAATATAAAACTGCCGTTGATTTAGCCAACTCAAAACAAGCAGCGTTGGCTGCATCAGTAGAAAAGGCCCCGTCCTTATGGGAAAAAATGGGCGGTGGCATAGGTGTTGTTAATGGTGCGCTTAGTGTATTTATTGCTTGGGACATTGGGCAAACAATCGGCGGCTGGCTTAATAAATTTGAACTGGTGCGCTTGGCAGGCACTTACATTGCTGAAAGCTTTGTCATTGCCGGTGCAGCTATATCCGGCTTAGTAGATCGTGCATCATTTAGCGATATTGCCGCGCAAATCAGTAAGATCCAGGCTGATTTTAATGAGGTACGAGCTAATACCACCGACAAGGCAACCGATGCACAAGCGCGTAATAATACGGCTGCTAAGGCATCGGTAGAACTATTAAAAGTGCAGTCGGTACAGGCCGAAAAGCTGGCAAAACAATATCAGTCGCTGGCTGATGCAGAAGCTGAGATCGGTAAGCAGAAAATTGCCCAGCTCGACGATACTAAAACCCAAACAATCCGTACTGTCGAAACCCGTGTTAGTGATAATGGCGGTGTCGATCGCAGTCGTCAGCGTGAGCGAGAAATCACCCAAGTATTGGTGCAGGCGGCACAAGAACGCCAAAAGATTACTGAGCAAACTACTAAAAAGCAGCTGGACTTGCTGGATAAAGCGCATGGCCAAGAAATTGCTGCAGCCCAAAAAATTAAAAAAGATACTGGCGATATCGATACTAAATGGCTGCAAAGCAAACAAAAGGTATTAGCAGACTGGCAAAGCGGCACTCGTAAAACTATTGACGAATTAATTGCACTTGAGCAAAAGCACCGCAATGCAGCTATTCAGATCGATAATGAGATTGCTAATAATAAACGCTCAACTCAAGAGCTGGTAGATGATTTAACCGGCAAAAATGACGTTAACAATAGCGATGATCTTAGCAATCAGCGTTCGAAAGCTGAGAAATTAAAAGATGATATTAGATCTTCTCAAAAGAAAGGCGATTTAGATGGTGAATTAGCCGCTGCTAAGCGGGTTCAAGATGCCTATGCAAATTTACTTAAGCAAGCAAAAAACCTATTTTCACAGGACATTATTGATCAAAGCGAACTTGATAGAGCGGGGGCTGATTTAATAAAAGTATCTGCTGAAGTCGATAAAGTTAATGCTAAAAAAGCTGAGGCGGAAAAGAAAACAACGGGCGAAATAACAGCGGAGGTTGAGAAGCAAAAAGATGGATTAGCTAATGCGAATGCCCTTGCTAAAGACTTACTGGAAAAGCTGCAAACCGGCATAAAAATTATTGTCGATGCCAGCGCAGTGGATACGGCTATAGAGCAAATCAATGCGTTAGAAACAACGAAAACCGTTACTGTTGCCGTTAATTATGTAACGAATGGGGCTCCACCTGCCTCTGATGCCGCGACTACTACCACTGTCCCCGGCTTTGCCGACGGTGTGCGCCTGCCGGGCTTTGGTGGCGGCGATCGTCATCCAGCGTTGCTGGAAAGTGGCGAAGGTGTAGTAAATAAATTCGGTATGCAAAAATTGGATGAAGCCTTTGGCCCTGGTTTTTTTGATGGTATTAACGCGGGTAATTCGCCGGTTGAATTGCTACGTAAGCATGCCAAAACTTTAAAGTTGGCTGAAGGTGGCCGCATCGCTTTTAACATGCCATCACTCGATATGGCAAAGCTCAATAATGGTAACAACAGCGGCACCCCTATTAATATTCATTTACCAGATGGCAATAAGTTTGGCCCGTTTATGGGTTCCGGCGATAGCTCTGCGGCACTGGCAGCTGCATTGGGTCGAGAAGTAATGATTAGAGGTCGCCGCTCATGATTATCATTGGTGCAATCAGCATCCCGGATCAAGCCGGTTTTGATATCCGGCAAACCTACAGCGAACTGGCTGGCAAATCGTTATTGCGGACTAAAAACGGCACCGGTATTTTGCAAAGCCGCTGGAAAAAAATAGGCTCATCTATTTCCGGCTCAGGTTGGATTCCTGACGGCCTAGATGCACTGGATACCAGTCTGGCAGTAGCCGTATCCTGTATTGCACCGTTGTCTGTTTCCAGCGCGTCTAATGTCATCACTATGCCACGGGCGTTTCGCACTGATACCGATTGGACAGTACAAGGCATTGCCATAGTTGCTGACGAGCCAGTCAGTACCCCTGTGGCCACAGCTGGGCAAGTAGCGACATTGACAGTCGTTGCCGGTGCTAGCCAATACCAAGTGGTTTACTATCCAGTGCTTACCGGCTTTATCACTATCGATCGACAATTTAATGACGCCGATGGTCTGCAGTCATGGGCTATTGATGTGCAGGAAGCTTAGTCATGTCTAAAATTGTCGCTCTATCAGGTACTAATACCCGCGCGTTATCAACTACCAATGCCGCCAGCTGGACCAATGGCTCATACCCTGCATCTACAGGGCGTGGAATCGCCTGGAATGGCAGTGTTTTTTGTACCATACCGCCATCGGGTCGAGATACATATACATCTGCAGATGGCGTTACCTGGACAGTGCATACCAATGCCCTACCAACAGCAGGAAATTGGCAGGCTATCGCCTGGAATGGCTCGGTATTTTGTGCATTAAATGGCGATTATGGCTCGACTGTTGTTGCCACCTCAGCTGATGGAATAACGTGGACAACACGGACAGGGATAGCTAAGGAGCGCTGGGAATTACTGGTTTGGAATGGCGCGGTTTTTTGCGCTATTGATGTTAGTTACTGCAGTTGTATGACCTCTCCAGATGGCATTACCTGGACACTGCAAACTGGTTTGCCAGCATTGACTTATTATGGTGCATCATCCATTGCGGCACTGAGTAATGGCAAGATTTGTGTTGTTTTTAATGGTTATACCGACTGCTTAGTTTCTCAAAATAATGGGTTGACATGGACGCACAGCAATTTTAGCAGCACGCCGGGTAAGACGTTTATTGCTTCCGATGGTTTTCTGTTTTGCGCGGTTGGCGGGGCCTCTTGGTGCTATACATCGCCTGATGGCATAAATTGGACTGCACGCTCGATTTATGCGAATTACATGCCGTATAACAATGTAATTTGGACGGGCGCTGTTTTTGTCGCAGTGCCCGACAATTATTGGAATATTGCGGCGTATTCTAGCAATGGCATTGCATGGTCAAGTATCAGTTTAGGCGTTAATGGCACTTGGAATAGTTTGGCAGCTGATTTTGTCCCTACCTTTGGTGGTATGCCTGTGGGCGATGCCGTCTTAAATTTGGTGCAAACTGTCTATACGCCGCCGGTCGGCGATGCGGTGTTAAATTTAATCCAAACGGTTAATGGCTGGGCTGTTGAGCTAACCCTATCACAAAAAGTTTATGATGTAGGTGATGCATCTTTAGCCCTGGTGCAAGCGGTTATTCAGTCTGCAGGCAATGCAGCACTTAGCTTTACTCAGTCAGTAATAAGCACCGGCAATGCGTCGGTCGCGTTAACTCAAAATGTCTATTCACCTGCTTCAATCGTAAATAGCTGGGCGCATTGGGATATTTGCATTATTTGCAACGGTGTTGATATTAGTGCAAACCTGATTGATAGCGTAAAAATTGAAGCGCAACGCAGTGCCGCTCGTATTGCTGATTTTACCGTGTTGCTTTCCGGCACTGTTGACGCACTAAGCTGGGTTGGCAAAGCAGTAACGATTGAATACATACAGCCCGATGGCCCGCACTGGCTGAGATTTAAAGGCGTAATTGTTGAGCCGGTGTTTGATAGTGCGACGTTGACGTTAGCTTGCACCTGTACGGATGATTTACAGCGGCTAATAGATTTACAGACTAAAGACTATCTTAAGCAACTAACCGGCGGCTATTGGTCACCTTATATATATAGTGATCAAAATACCGGCTGGGACTATCTGCAGGATCTTCTGGCCACTGTGCAAAAGTCAGTTGAGTTAAACAGCAATGGCGTATTGCAATGCAACAGTTTGCAAAATTCGATCGTAGCTGATTATTTTTTTGATGCGAATGAGATCCTTGATGAGTCGTTGCGCGTTAATCTTGCTCAGCGCAGCCAGTTGGTTAATCGCATAGATATTACGTTTCAAGCGCGCTTTGAGCGGCTTTATCATCGGGTAGAGCAGTTATTTTGGGATTATCCCGGTGGCCTGGGTCAGTTTTATGCTAAATCAACGTTTCTACCCAGCCAAACACAGGTAACAGACGCTGTTAAAAATTCAGGCTGGCAATTATTAGCAGTGACTTTTGAACCGGTATGGCCCACTGGGCTTTATATAATTTCCGGCATTGGTGGCTCAGCAGTGCCAGTTGTTGGGGAGAGCAGTGTTCCTGGTACGTTTATTTGGGTAAATAATTATCCTGATGGTATTACTGGCGCAACGATTATGGCGGCGTTTAGGTGGCAACAAACGATTACCCATGAGTTTAAGTTGTCAGTGTTAGCCCCAGCTTCAATCGCTGCTTACAACGGTGAGTTGCAAGACTCTATTAATGCCAGTGCTGCTTTTGATACGCCAGTGACTAACTGGGGAGCAACAGAGACAACATTCGATTTTATTCCGGCAGGGTTTAATCAGGATGATCAGCAAAACCATTATCATGATGAAGTCAGTCATGTTGATCTTTCAAACGCATTAAATACAGTGATTGCTGAAGCCTCGACTCGCATCGCCGCATCACACCGAACCAATTCAGTTTCGTTCGATCTGCCTTTAATGCCGTATCTTGAGCTTAGCCATACTCTGCAGGTATCTGATGCAACAGTAGACGCAAAAGGCATCGTCCAACGCTGGGTTGAGTCATATAGCTTTGCTGATGGTCGAGCAGTTACTAGCATCGAATTAGCGATAAGTTCCGGCAATTCCGGGTTAGATGTCACGCAACCTAGTTTTACAGCGCCTACATTGCCTGAATTAGCAGGACCCTCTGCGGGAGCAACGCCATACCAACAAACAAACCTACCGACACATATTGGTGGGCAGCGTTATATACCGCCCAGAATACTCGCAACGCCACCGTCACCATTTCAGCCGCCTACTGTGCCGGAGGCTGAAAAGGCGTGGATTGGTTATCTAACTAATTACACTGCCGTACTACCTGGCTCAGTGATGTATCCCAATGAGTTTAGGGTTAATTTTGCGGCTATTCCTGATGATAAAACGCTGAATTTATTAACAACATCAACGGATATTTATAACGTTTCTATCCCTCATAACCTACTTACGGTCACTGCATAATGGCAACTAATTTAAAATTTTACTCGGACGCTGAGCTTACTACTCCTTTAACAAGTTTTAATATTGCGCACTTGGTTAGCGGTGTTGGTGACCCGCAGGATTTCATTTTTTACCTTGGCGCAACTGATACCAGTGTGTATCAAAATAATACCAATCCTGGGGTGGCTCAGCTGGCAGTTAGCATTGTTAACATTACTGGGCTTTGGGCTGCAGGCGTAGCTAAGCTGGTTAATAATACTGCCCGAACTACTTCTAAAAATGGCTATCGCTATAAAGTCTCAGCAATTACCAGCGGCGGATTAACGGGGACGGTGGAACCTACTTGGCCGATAACAATTGGCGCATCTGTTGTCGATAACCAGGTGACTTGGATTAATGACGGCAAGCTGCATGAGGCGACTGAGATAAAGTTAGCATCTACTAATGGTGGTTTGGCTGCAGCGACAGCTGGGGCGGTGCTTAATTTAGGCACATCAATTACCGGCGGTTCAGTCAATGCTAAAACGGTACATATGCGCATCGATGATGCTACAGCAATTATCGGTACTGCTACCGAGTTGCAACTGGTTGTTAAGGACGTTACGCCTTAATGACTATTAAAAATGCTCTTAATGCCTTAGTTAATAAGTCAGCAAATAGCCGGGCGTTATTAGATAGTGCTTTAGAGAGGTCGCCAATTGGCTCAGCATTTGGGGTTGGTGTATCTACTGCAGCGACTGCTGATGCATTGGGGATATCGGGAGATAATTTGTATGAAGTGATTACTATTTGGTCGGCCATTATCCTGACTGAAAATGGCGCGTATGAAAAACCCTCAGGCTGGCCAGCTTCAAGCGGCATAGCTGGGCTTAATGTCGGTGACCAATATTACGAGCAAAAACGGGTGCATGTTTCATGCTATTTCAATCCTGATAAGGCGGTTTTAACCCAACACAATTATTTAATAAGCCTGCAAGCGCCTTATCTGGGCACGATCGTTAATCAACTGGGCGCGGTACCTGCTGGTGTGGTTTTACATGTCGATATGCATAATGTCACGGGTAGTGCCGACCTGGTCGCAGCCAAATTAGTAGAGCTTGGTTTCTGATGGCTGGGCAATCATGGACGGTACATAACATCGGGCGCAGGATTACTTTTGGCGTCGGTATTTACTGTACCTATACAGATGCATCAAGTCCGTTAGTAACAGCTGAAGCACTGCAGGATCGTAGAGATAGAGTTTTGCAGGTCAGCTATGATGCAAAGCTGATCAAGCAAGGTACTACATCCCCCGACGAACCTGCTTTTTTTGCAGGTGAATCAAATTACGTTAATTGTGATTCTATTTGTGTGAGCTGGCGAGATACCTTTATTTATTACAAAGGTGCGTATCTTAATATTGGGTCGCTGGTAATTTCGGCTGTTGCCATAGCTCTTTCTGATAGCACGCTAGGGATTCTGACGCTAACAGCTGGCCCTAGTGCTGATCTGGTTTATTTGCATGTTTACCGCAATGTCACTATCTCTGGCCATGCCCTGGTTTATGCTAATGATAATTTCGGGTTAATCGCCTTAACGTATGCATTTACGCCGGTTTCTCAACAGCATTGGGGTTTTATTGACCGGAAAGATCCTGCTACTGGGAGTGTGTATATCCATTTGCTGTTTTCTTACAGGTCAACTACTGAGGAGGTTTTGGGCTCAGTCTTAGTAGGGACTAATTACATTAGCAAACTGGGACAAAGCATAATTTTTCGCGATTATCTTCCGGTAATTACTGCAACGACATCAAGTTCTGGTGTTGGTGTAGCGACAACGGATAATTATACTCAAACCTCAAGCTCAGCAACTTCTTATGCTTTATCCAGCGATGGGGGAGATCTAGTATCTATCAACTGTTTTAAAGGCAATTTTGGGATAGTCACACATAGAGTTTCATCAGTCTCTGGATCTGATAGCACATCTTTAAACGTTGCTGTCACTTATTTAACAACCGGAACATCATCAGCAAACGAAGTCAATTCCCATTCTATGGCGGTGGTTGATGAATTTCTTTTACGAGGTTGTGTTGGCTATTCTGTGCTGACTTTGGGAAGTGTAGTTGCAACATTTAGTGGCTTTGTCAGAAGCGAGAATAGCGGCAGTTCATCAAATTGGTCAAAGACTTATTATTCTGTTGCCATTAGCTCTGGAAATACATCAACAAGTGAGTCTAAGGATCAATTCACACCGCTTTTTGCTATTGTCAACAACGGCAATTATTTTATTTCGTACAGTTTAATTTCTGATGCTAACGCTGTTGTCAGCACTCAAGATTCTAATGCGGTTTCTACTGTTCACCCGACCAGTACAGTGACTACGTCATCCCAAAGCGGTGGATTTCATATTGTTACGAATGATTATGCTGTAAGTTTTGCTGATTTACTTACATGGTCTACATCCACTCCAGACTCTGTGCCACTTGCGTCTATTATGCCTGGATGGGTTGAGGCGTCTTTTTCGGCAAGTAATAGCGTTGACTATATTTATAGGCAATCATTCATAGATTTTTATGCATCCGGGGGTACTTCGTCGTGCTTCGATGGCAAGACGTTTATTTATACGTGGAATGGAATAGTGCGGGCTATTGATGTCAAAACTGGTGATTCAAATTTGTTACCTAACGTAGATGGAAAATTGTCAGTAACAAATATGTAGTTTCTTATTGTGCAATTAAGTTGTTATTAGTGAAATAATAATCCCACGCATTTATCTCACTAAAACCAACCCATTTATCTCGTCGCGCTTCATCTAGCGATTTGGGGCATATCCTGGAACAAAGCCAAGTCGGTGCGTGTATCTATTGGCAAGCGCTGCCGTTGTCCGATGCCGTTAAAGCGTACATT